CATTAACGTCTCCCTCTCTGTTGTAATTATAGCATACCCTACCCCCTCTGTCAACCCTTACCCCTGTAGAGTGTCTAAAACTATTTAGAAAATTTCCGCGTTGATAGTACATATAGGTGGATACCCCCCGACCCCCTGCCTAGGGGTGGTGCAAGTATGTCACACTTTGTGGTATTAATGTCACTGTAACCCCAGAGACACACACCTGTTGCATGAAAGACACACCATCTGGAATACACGACTAGGTTTATCGACTTAGTAATACACGATCAGTCTTATCGTCTATTAATACACGACTAGGTTTATCGACTTAGTAATACACGACTAGATAGGTCGTCTTATACCCTGTAGGGGAAATTCCCCTCACTCACATTCAAATATTCATATGTGTATATATCCATTACATATTCCATCCTTTGAATGTATCCCCTCGCCCTTGAACGTATGCAATACTTTGAATGTGTCGCTCCTACGCGCATACATACGCGCGCGTGTATCCTTTACCCATACGCATAAGCATGAGAACGAATCAGCAACATCCTTTGTCGCAAGCTTCCCTACACTTTTCTTTTCTAATGTTTTCAATCACTTATACGATTTATTCGTCTTTCATAAAAATACCTGTTGACCTATCCAGAACCTTGTGATCAATTGATTACATCGAAAGCAACCAAGGAACCGACAACATGAACCGCCCGACAACAGACAAGGCTAAGCACATAGCCAAACAGGCAACCCTAGTTGCTATCATTAACGGGGTTCCTTTCTATGAACATCCAGAGTTAGGCGATGAAGTGCCATTGCTTTACATAACCAAAGCGGGGAAGGTGAAGCGGTCAGACTTCTATGAAGTGCCAGAGGTTCAAGACCTACCTTTTGACGCTATCGCTTAAACTTAACCCAAGAGAGGGAATGACTATGACATACCTAGAAGCTTTGGAGACTATCGAAGAATGCGCCAAGTACTTGCGTAAGAATGACGGGGATATCCCTTTCTGGCGCTATCATAACGTGATCAAGACTTTGCGGGAAGCTCAGAGAGTGCTTGAGGATCAAGCTTGGTATAAGTAACCTAGAAGCATAGCCTTGCGGGGCTATGTCACTAGATCACTTAACCTAAGGGGAAGACAATGTTTGTCGCTAACATCTTGAAGGTGTACGCTCAAGCTACACCAGAAGAGAAACAACAAGGCTTGATCTGGTATCAGACGGCTAAGGATGATGCTCAAGCAATTGCAGATGATTGCGGTATGCCTTTGCGGATTGTCGTTGGTGTAATTGCTGCACTATCTCCGACAAACGATTGGAAGCAGAACGTCAAGGATGCAAGGCTATTCTGCAAGACGTTTGTAAGTGGCGGCTATAGGGAAGATGTTAAAGCATCTACCTATAAGACGATGTGGGACAAGGCTTGGTTAATCTTAGTGCAAGCACCAGATGATTGCCAAGGTGTGGCGACAATACTAAACGGACCTAAGATCACGGACTTCTTTTGGTGCATCATGGGTGGCGATACTTGTGTGATTGATGGGCACGCTTGGGGCATAGCCCATGCCGATAGACGGGTGATGCAAGAAGTGCCAAGCATAGGCAAGAAGGCAAGGCTTGGTCTACAGGATGCTTATGTTGTCGCAGCACATAGCGCAGGTATCAAGGCATACCAAATGCAAGCTGTGACTTGGGTGACTTGGAAGCGTATTCATAACGTATAATGGGTGATGTAATGCTAGACGATATTCTAGGGGCTGTGGTTGTGTTTGGTGCTGTGGTTGTCATGTCATGGGTTGGCCTAGGTTTGGGCCTATAGAATAGCAGCCTGTAAGGCGTCACACGTAGTGTTAAGGGGTTGACAGGTTCTTGTCCTTGTCGGTAGTGTACTGGCAAGGACAATGACAAGGCAATCAAACAAGGGGTAAGGCAATGCTAGACAATACAATTGAACAAGACTTCTTGATCAAGATCAAGCACGAGGCACAGCAAGCAGCCTATGAGGCGGCGACAGATGCACTGTTCAAGTGGTATGGTGGTGATGACCTAGGGGCCTGTGGTTTTGCTTGGGTTAACGTAGTGCCTGAGCATAAGGGCAACACCAAGCAGGGCAAGGAAGAACGCAAGACGTTAAGGGCCTTGGGCCTAGTACTAGACTGGACAGGCAAAGAGTTTCAGTGGTGGAACCCTTGCCGCCTATCGGTGCAGAATGTGGATAGCAAACACGCTGGTGCTGTCGCTTGTGCCAAGGTTCTTAAGGCGTATGGGTTCAATGCCTATGCTGGGTCGCGGTTGGATTAAGGGAAGGATAAGGCAATGGCATACAAGCATGACAGTAAGGCCTATGCCATAGTGCTAATGGCTAAGGAAGTGCAGGACCAAGCAACTAACCTTTACCATGCCACCTGTAGGGGTGAGGATGTGAAGTGGGAGGTGGAGCAACTGAGCTACTACCACCAGAAGCTAGGTGCTGCGCTAGATGCGTGGATAGTGGGAGGGGATGAGTGATGCTAACCTATGGTAACAAAGCCTCTTGGCTTAACACTATCTGGACTGCACTAGATGGTCTGCCTATCTTTACGGCAGAGGATAGGAAGCAGTGTGATAACATCAATACTGCTATGGCTTGGATCGCTGAAGAACTAGGCGTTGAACAGGAGGACTTGGAATGACACGTGGACAAATCATGTCGGCTATGGATCACTTCGAAGTGGGTAAGTCTTACTCCTTCGCAGGGTGGGAGTTTAAGTTTGATTGGTCGCAAGGCTATGTGGCACATAAGAATGGGAAGGTATTGCATGACTTCGATTCCTTCCCTAACCTAGTGCATGACATGGCAGCAGAGGGGTGCTTCGAATGAGTGACGATCTGATTACCTATGTAATAGGACAACTTCGTGGGGCCTGTTGGGAGGAGGAAGCTGCTGCTGTAGAGGCATTGGTAGACCGCATCGAACAGTTGGAAGCCAAGCTTATCATTGCGGTGGCATACATTCGACGCCACATTCCAGATAGTATTTACGAACAAAGACAACAGGCCCGCTCTGTACTGGCTGATCTGGAGGTGGAAGAATGAGTGACACCCGAAAAGATATGCACTTGGTAGGACATGGCACGGAGAGGCAGCAGGAGCGCCTTACAAGCAGCATCAGGGGTCACCTTACCTCAGCCATAGCAGAAGCTGATTGGCTATCTGACGAGGCTCTCATGGGCCAGGCGGAGGATGATCTATTCTATCTTGAGGATCAGGTATCGAAGGGGTACCTTCATGGATCATACTAGTGGCATCGTCTACCTCATCATCACTATCGTGGTCTTGAGTAGGTTTGATCTGGTCATCACAGTCATCTACAATATCTTTAAGAAGAGGGGTTGACAGATGTGAGAATGGCTGTATGCTCAGGCTTGTCCTGCCACCCTCCATATACCTTACTCTAAGGAAAGGCTACCAAGATGTCTGAACTACCACACCAACCATGTCCATACGATGGATGCTACTCAACAGATGCCTTCTCCTACAACACAGAAGGGTTTGGTTTCTGTCACTCTTGTAACAGAGCATACCCTAGCAGTAAGGATACACTACTCCCGTGGGCTAACGAGAAGTATCCTACTGTCTTCGCTATCAAGAAGGAGATGAAGGTGGCTAACTCCCCTACTACATTGTCTGTCGTTGAAAGTATCCTGACACCAGTAGTGAGAGGGTATCGTGACATCAACAAGGATGTGATGCAGTACTACAACTGTTCGACATACATTGATGCTAACGGGGAACCTGTGAAGCAGGAGTATGTATACCCAAGTGGTGGTAAGAAGACACGTACCTTGCCCAAGTCTTTCCGTACTGAGACAGGCTTCAAGACAGATGAACTCTTTGGTATGGACAAGTTCAATGCTGGCTGTGCTAAGGCTGTGACCATCACTGAGGGTGAGCTAGATGCTATGTCTGCTTACCAGATGCTAGGTGCTAAGTATCCTGTCGTATCCCTACCTTCAGCGACACCCTCAGGTAAGCTCTTCGAGAAGTGTAAGGATTGGTTGGATAGCTTCGAGAAGATTTACCTATCCTTTGACAGCGATGGGAAGAGTGATGGTGTCGCACAGAAGCTGGCTAACATCTTCCCTAACAGGGTATACAATGTACCTCACGACAAGTACAAAGATGCTAACGAGTTCTTGCAAGCAGGTGCAGCTAAGGAATACTCCAGCGCATGGTGGAATGCACAGAAGTATATCCCTGAAAACATCTTCAATACGACTGAGCAGTTCCTCTCTATCATTCACGACGAAGATGATAGCAGCTACCTATCTACGGGTATCCAAGCACTAGACGATGTGATCCTTGGCCTTATGCGTGGTCACTTCACTGTCTTCCAAGCACCTGAGGGTATCGGTAAGACAGAGTTCATGCGCTACCTAGAGTACAACCTCCTGATGAAGCATGATGGTGTGCCTATTGCTATCTGCCACATGGAAGAGGTAAAGAAGCGTGGTCTACTAGGCCTGGCCTCCTACCTCTTGGACAAGAACGTAACACGTAAGGACTTGATCACTAACCAGACAGAGGTGGATGAGGCTGTACGTACCATGACTGAGAAGGAGAACCTCTATCAGTTTACTATAGGGGTAGACGAAGATCCTCTTGAGATACTGGAGCGTATCAGGTTTTTGTCGCAAGCCTGTGGTGTACAGTACATCTTCTTCGAACCTATCCAAGACCTAGCCTACTCACGACAAGGAGATGAGAGTGTCGAACAGTTCCTCTCACAGCTATCGACTAAGCTATCACGACTAGCTGCTGAACTTAACGTGGGTATCGTAACCATCGCACACGAGAATGATGATGGAGCTATACGTGACTGTCGCATGATTGGTAAGCGGGCCTCCGTTGTAATCAAGCTTAAGAGGGACAAGATGGCAGACGATGACTATGCACGTAACACCACGGAATTGTTGGTATTAAAGAACAGACCGACAGGCACTACGGGATTTGCAGGACAGTTGTTCTTCGATGCCGACACATTCACACTGGCTGAGAAGTATGCAGGTAACCAATGATCTATGTAGCAATCATCCTCTACACTATGGGTGCGTTCCTCTATAACATCCACCAGATGACAGTCATTCACTTCCGAAACATCAAGGAGTATAGTACACTGAACGTAACAATGGACTCAGTGTTCTGGCCTATCCACGTACTAGAGACGATGATACACGTACTACTTAACCCAGATGGGGACGACGAAGATGACGATGATGAGGGAACACAGTAAGAGGGTAGCCTTAGACATAGAGACAGATGATCTGAATGCTACACGTATCTGGGTCATCTGTACTGAGGACATCGACACAGGGGAGACGAACACTTTCCTTAACGTCAGCCACATAGAGGAGGAAAGGGAGAGGTTCTTGCTATACGTCAGTGGCGTAGATACCCTAGTCTTCCACAACGGCTTAGGCTTTGATGCACCTGTGATCAACCGCCTACTGAAGACAGACTGTATCGACATGAGTAAGATCGTAGATACATTGGTCGTTAGTAGGCTAGTAGACTACAGCATCAAGGATGGTCACAGCTTAGACGCATGGGGTAAGAAGCTCAACCTATTCAAGGGATACTTCAAAGACTTCTCTGCACTAACACAGGAGATGATCGACTACTGTAAGCAGGACGTTAAGGTCACGGTCAAACTCTTCAAGAAGTTTGAGAGTATCATCACTGATCCTGAGTGGCAGGTAGCACTACGATGTGAGCATGACATCCAGATACTATGCGAACAGATGACAGACAACGGCTTCAAGTTTAATCTACCTGCTGCTGAGGATATGCTAGCTGAGATACGCCTATCAATGGACGACCTAGAGGCTGGCTTCCAACAGGACTTCCCACCTAAGCTTGAAGAAGTTAACCGACTGAAGTATAGGGTGAAGCCTGATGGTACACTGTACTCTACTGTAGCTAACGCTAAGGAGAAGTACGTCACTAGCTACGTGGTAGGTGACGAGTTGGTCTGCTACGATTGGAAGAAGTTCGAACCTTCATCCCCTCAGCAAAGGATCGATAGACTATGGGAAGCTGGGTGGACCCCAGTAGACAAGACTAAAGGGCATATGGAGTGGGAACGTGAGCAAAGGAACAGCAGAGGAAACCAAGCGTGGAGAAAAGTTCGCTAAGTATGGGTGGATGTGCAATGAACTCAACCTCTCCACCCTACCTGAAGATGCACCACAAGGGGCTAAGAACCTAGCTGAGTGGCTAACCCTAGAGGGTAGACGTTCCAGCTTACAGGAATGGATAGGGCACGTTAAGGAAGATGGACGTATCCACGGCAGGTTCACTCACATAGGGGCATGGACAGGACGGATGGCTCACTCCGCACCTAACCAAGCCAACATCCCTGCTGCTTACCACGGCACACCTAAGACAGCAGTAGACATAGTGAAATCTGAATATGATGGACGTATGCGTAGCCTATGGATTGTGGAGCAAGGCAACTACCTAGTAGGCACAGACGCTGAGGGTATCCAGCTACGTGTGCTAGCCCACCTGATGAAGTCTGAGGAGTACATTCACGCTATCGTATCTGGTAAGAAGGAAGATGAGACTGACATCCACAACGTCAACCGCAAGGCGTTAGGTATCTCTCATGTGACACGGGACATGGCTAAGACTTTCATCTACGCCTTCCTACTAGGTGCTGGTGTAGGCAAGGTAGCTGCCGTCCTAAAGGTTAACCAACGTGAAGCGACAGAAGCTATCGACAACTTCACTAACTCCATCCAAGGTCTAGCTGACCTTAAGAAGAAGATGATACCATACATTGCTAATCGTGGATGGTTCAGAGGATTAGATGGTCGTAAGGTTCCCGTACCATCTGAGCATAAGGCATTGGCGGGGATGCTACAGAATGGTGAGGCTGTCGTTATGAAGCACTCAGCATTGGCCTGGACTAAGGCTGCTACTAAGATGGGTATCAAGTACAAGCTAGTGACTTGGCCCCATGATGAATGGCAGACAGAAGTAGAAGGGACTAAGCTAGACGCAGAACTACTAGGTAACATCCAACGTCAATCTATTGTTGACACTGGTAAGAAACTGAGTATACTCTGCCCACTAGCTGGTTCAACTGACATCGGCGTAACGTGGGGCGATACCCACTAATCAAAGGGAATACAACTATGGCTTTCAAATCTGTAACGACCACTGGCCCTATCGAATGGGCACGTATCTTCGAAGATAACCGTGACATGAAGGGTTACCAAGACGCATACGTAGAGTGCGAAGGTGCTTACACTCTCTCTCAGATCCTGAGCAAGGAAGAGTTCCAGAAGTTGCAACAAGCTGGCACACAGAAGAAGCCAGTACAGAAGCGACTGATGGATGGTGAGCTTGTCATCAAGTACGAGCGTAAACATAAGGTCACGACCAAGGATGGTACTACTATCCTCAAGGCAGGTGGCCCACCTAAGGTACTTGATGCTGAAGGTAAGGCTTGGACTGCTGATCATGGTGCTATCGGTAACGGATCAGTAGCTGAGGTTACCAATCTGATCTCTACCTTCAAGGGTATGGATGGTAAGATGTACAGCCGTACTTCCTTGGTTGAGGTTAAGATCATCAACCACATCAAGTACGAACAAGAACAAGCAGCTTAACTAGGAGAGTACCATAATGGCTAAGTATACGATCAGTCTTAAGACAACCAACTGGTCGCTGTGGGACCACGGTTATGGTACTCACTTCTCCATCACCTTGTTTGAGGAAGGTCAGCGTGTATGGTCTACCTCAAGGAACGATCAGTTTGGTGGTATCTTGAGGGACAACTATGGTGATGAGGATATGGACCTCTCTACATGGGAAGACTTCATTAAGGGTATGAAGAAAGCCTTGGAGTTAGCAGGGCACTATGTGTATCTCGAAGAACTCATTGATGATACTGATCCTCAAGATCAACACGCCTACTTAGATGATGAGGATGAGTAAGATGATGCGTAGTGTATTCTATATCTGGCTGATGATCTCAGCAACTCTTGCCCTGTACAATCCAGAGGTAGTAGGGCAGTGGCAAGCTAAGAGAGACATTGCCTACGAGGCTATGTATGAAACAGTATGGCAGGAAGATGAGACACCATGAT